TAATATAAATATAATCTTTCGTTCTGGTGATAAAATTAAATAAAGATAATGTAGTTTTATTTCGTGATTTTGAAATAATTTTGGAAATAGATGTATCCCATGAATTCATTTTACTTTTATAACTAATACTAATCTATATAATTTAATAAATTATATACTATATAACTTTTATATAATTCTAATATATATGAAACAAAAACATCATAGTATACATAAGTTATTTATTATTCAAAGTATAATTACTTCTTTCGTAATTACCATTGTTTTTTTCTTGGATGATTTTTTGAATGATTGGCTAGATTCTTTTACGAAAAAGTTGAAAGACAAATATAGAGTAAAATTAAAGGCATTTATACAATTAGTGTCCATCTTTCTGGTAAATTTAATTATTTTGTATTTATTGAAATTCATATTTAACTTTAATGTATTTGATAAATGTGGATTTATAAATGAATAAAATTTTTTATAAAAATTATAAAAATTATAAAAATTATAAAAATTATAAAAATTATAAAAATTATAAAAATATTGTTAATTTTTCAAATGATGAATTTGAATATATAAATCCTGATCCTTTTTTTTAGATAAATAATGAAAATGTTGATTATCATTATTATTATGTTTTATATTATTACAAACTTCAATAGTTTCGTCAAAATATTTTGGATTTAACCATGCAATTTTTCCATCCCATGATTCATCTACTATTCCAATATGTTTTTGAACAAAGATATCGTCGTGTCGCAAGTATATATGAGTTAAATAGGGATGAATATTTTGAAAAATAGAAACACTATCTTGAATATGTTGGGTAATTTCAAATGGAATACGTAAATGAAAAGATCCATCAAATTGAGGTAAATATAAAAGTCTTCTATCTTTCGAAACAATATAAGAATCTGCAGCCTTATATTCACTTAACTGAATAATATCTCCAAAATGAAGATTGAATTGATATTTATCTTCAAAATAAGATAGTGTAACGTTTTTTAAATCATATTGAATATTTTCTTTTAATTTTACAATAGGTTGAATTATTTCATTACATGTATTTTTATCAGTTAATTTATAGGATATATTTTGTTTTTCTTTCCTTAGTGGATCTTTCTGTATTTTTTTTAAAGAACGTAACTTAAGTTTTACTTTTTTTGGTTCAATTGTTTCTTTAATAGAAAATGAATTATAACCCATTGCTACTAAAAATATTTAATTACAAAATAGGAATAAAACAGGTCAGCTAAGATCAAAATATACTACAATTTAAATATAAATAATCATTTTTTATAAAAATATAAAAAAATGATATGTAAAATTCGCCTTAACATTTTACATATTTAAATATAATTATATCAAAAATATAGAAAATGCTAAGTACTATTCAATCCATTTATAAATGCTGTTTTTATTCGCAAAAAGATAAAGAATTAATACGTTTACAAGAAAAATTATATAAAATTGAAGAACCTAAAAGTATACATTATTTTAATTTTAAAGGACACAAATTTTATGCTCGTCCATGTCAAATTTATGATGGAGATACATTTAGTATATTATTTGAATTTCGTGGAGAAATTATTAAATATCGGTGTCGTTGTTTAGGATACGATACTGCCGAAATGAAACCACTCTTAAGTAAAACGAATCGCGAGCAGGAAATTGAATTAGCCCATAAAGCAAAAGAACGATTTACCGAATTATTAATGAAACATGAAACACAATTGGTAGAAGTAGAATGCTTTGAATTTGACAAATACGGACGGATTTTAGTTAATATTTGGAATCATGTAGATAAAGAATGTATTAATGATATTATGATACAAGAAGGTCATGGAAAACCATACGACGGTGGAACTAAGCAAAAATGGTAATTTGTTATACGTGATTATTCAAATGGATTACAAATTCTAATCCTATTTTTATTTTATTTTTATTTCACAATGTTTTATATTTATATTATTTTTATAAATATTAATTATATAAGTATTTTTAAAAATGCTTTATGACACTATACATATTTTTTTTTCAGATGGAATCATTAAAAATATTAAAGATCTTTACTTTCAAATAGATTATAATTTATCCTATATTAATAATTCTCATGCTCATTATATTTATGAAAAAGAAATAAATCAGAAAAATTATACATTTCGTGGATTTTATTTAAATGGGTATTTTATAATTTATATTGATATTTATGATAAAATTTTAGAAGTGTCTATTTCTGAAAAAAAAGTATTTTTATTTACTTTTCAGTGGATAAAAAAAAACATTGATGATAAATATAATTTATTTGTATTAAATATTAAAGATAAAGCCTATAATTATATAGAATTTAATCATCGAAAAAAAATAGAAGAAGAAATAAATTTATCCATTAATGATTTACTTCTTATTCATAAATCAAAAAATAAGGATTGTGAAGTAAAATATTTTAATAAATATGAATTAAATCAAGATTATGTAAATGAAGAAAATAATTATAAAGAGAAAACTTTAGATAGTAAAAAAATTGTTCAAAAAATAACCAATAAATTAACAAGATGGTTTTTATAAAAATAAAATAAAAATAGTTTACATTAATCATTAAAGGATATTAGAATCATTTATAGTTCATCATCGCTAATATCACTATATACTAGATCATCTTTCTCAGAAGATTTTTTTTTTTTTGAAATAATAGTTTCATCAGGTGTTTTATTATTAAAATAACTATCTTCAATTAAATCTGGGCGAAAACTAAAGATAGATATATCTGAATGAGTCGATTCATTATCATCATTTTTATGATTTGAGATAATATTATTTTCTTTATTTTCATTAGTTAATGATGTATTAAATAAATTCTTGGATTTATTTTTTTTATTTTTCTTTGAAAAAGGAGAATCAAACATGATCCTACATCTTTTACGTTGATTATTATGGTTAGGATCATCATTTTCATCATTCATCGAATTTTGTTGCAATAAAATAGAATTAGGATTTACATAACTATATTTTGGAGTTAAATATGGATTATTATGATTCATATATATTGTTGTTTCTTCTGGTTCATTTTCAGAAGAGGAAGAACTACTAATATAAGATATTTCTTCAGAAGGAGTATTTTGAATATCGTAATAGACTTGATAAAAGTTAGACATTTTTAATAACTGTATATAAGTTAGATTTAATAATATTGAATTGATTTAATTACATTTAATAAATCATTTTTTTATTTTAAGTCAATTTTATCTAACATTATGTAATTAAAATAAAACTATTTTACAGTTTTGACAATAATTATTTTCAAAAAATCCATATATTTTAGTATATATACCTGGATTTTTTTTTAAACATTGCTCACATACATAATAAGAACAAATACAACATTTATTTTCTGGAACAAAAATAACATAAGAATTGCATAATTGACATGGTTGCAAATAACTTAAAATATGATACGTAATATGAATTTCATTTATCATATAATATAAATAGAAAAATAAATTAAAATTTGTACTTTTATATATTTTCCTTTTAATTAGAATATTCAATACCAGCCATACCGTTAGATATATTTAAAATATTATAATTTACAGCAAATACTTGAATCACCGGATCTATTAATTCATCTGATATTTTGAGATGAAGTTGCTGATTATCAATTCGACTAAAATTACATGAACCAGAAGGTTGAAAATCTTCGGGATGTAAACTAAAACTATAACAATAAATAAAATTATTAGGTGTATTGGTATGTTTTTGGAAAGGTACAACGGTTCGGAAATAAATATTCGCCAAATATTCTGTCAAGTCTTGTCCTTCGAGTACTAACTTAGCTTCAGTTATACTATCTGTACCATTGACTTTACCATTTTTATAAGATTGTGATGAAAAATTAAACCATTCATTGCCACCAAAAGGATAAATAGACAACGCATCTGAATTTTGAAGAACCCATATAATTTCCTTTACTGGATGATTGAAATTAAGCGTCACAATTTGATCTAAATCAGGTACACGAATTTTCTTTCCTGGATTTACTGGATCAGCACGTAATCCATTCGATGTAAGTGATGTTGCATATACTTGTAATTGTTCTACTAAATATTGTAAATTATTTTTAGTAAAAATTTTACGCTCTGATTCTTCTAAGAAAATATAATCAACTTGAAGATGTCCTCGCGTAATAGTTATATTATCTTTATTAGGACTTGCTTGAATGGGATCACCACTATTGGATATTATTAATTCAGTATAATTACGTAGCGTAAGATTAATACGAACTTCTTGTGATTGAAGAGCAATCAAAGGTAATGCTAATCCAATATTATTACAAAACCAAAATTGTAATGGTATATATAAATTTAATGGCCCTTTATTGTTTAAATTAATTGGAGAATCACTTTTACCAATCATTTCATTAAAACCATCTCGCTTTGCTGGCGGTATTGTTAATTCACTCCAAATTTCCATCCAAATACCATATTGTCGATCAATTACATTACCTCCAATTTCTAGCTCAATTATTTTTATAATAGAATGTCCAACAGCATTTACCCAATAATATTCAACTACATTATCATTTTCGTCATTATAACTAAAATTTTCTAAAGAAGGTAATTCTAATACTAAAAATGTATTTGCCATTAAATCTCCAATACGATCAATTTGATTATATACTTTTTGTCCAAAATCTAAATTACCAGTAAAGTATTGGTTACTTGGTACAATAGCAAAATTAGTGTAGCGTCGATAAACTGCTACAAAAAAAGTTATTTGTGGATTTCCACTTAAATAAATGTCTTGGGCGCCATAAGCTGCTAATACTAGTAATCCGCCTGTCATAACTTATAATGATAAATAAATTTTAAATTCGTTATTAATTTATTATATATATTAATAATTCATATATATTTAAATAGGAATTACTATATTTAAATAAATTCAAAAGTAATATAAATATGGCTCGTTTAAAAGATGGATCTTTTCATCAATTGACAATCGCAAATACAAAAGAAGTTTCTACTATTTATCATGAAGATAGTTCCGATTATATTCATGGGTCATTAACATGTGAAGGAGGTGCTGCTTTTCATAAAGGTGTTAGCATAGGAATGCAGGAAAAGATGAATAGTGGGCTTTTATTATATGATGAAGAAAATTTTTACGGATTTAGTGATAAATATGGTCTTATTTTATTATCGAATAATTGTGAATATCGAGAATTAGAAATAGATGAAATTAAAAATAGTGCATTACGACCCACCAATCCACAAGATAAAATAAAATCAATAGAACAAAAAAATATACAACTAAATTTATTTGTAAAAGATAATCCGAATTTTTATATTATTATTCCTGAAAATTATAATGAATCAGTGAAATTACACTTTGTTATTCAATATATTATTAATGATGAAACAATGCTTTCACAAGTACAATTAATTATTTTTAATCATCGTGATCAAAATATTCAAGTGACTCATCAAGGAAATCAAATATATTTAGATGAATATTACAATATAAATGAAAATAAAAAACAAGCTTTAAAATTTACGATTGATATTATTTCCAATCAATATATTTTGATTTCTAAAAAATCTTTTCTTAATCAATCTTAGAATTTATATTTTTATATTTTTATATTTTTATATTTTTATATTTTTTCTTTTTATGACTGTTGTGGTTTATATACTTTCCTTAAATTATATTTTTGATCCGTGAGCATAAAATTAAAGGAATTCCATGTATCATGTTTATTCCACATTGTCAATATACACCATTCTACAAAAGTCCATAAACTTAAAATAGAAATGCCTGAATAAACAGAAGAATAATAAAATATACATAAAAATACAAAAATAGTCACGACAATATAGAGAAAATATTCTAAGGGATTCCACTTTCGCGAGTCATCTACCCATAAAATAAATAATAAAGATAAAAATAAACCTACATTCAAAGCTTCAGTTATATCTGCTTTTTTTCTTTCTTCTTCGATAGATTTTTCATCGCATACATTCTGGAGTCCAGAAATGAAAAAATACCATTGAATAAGAGAAAAGAAAATAATTAGTGAACTAATTGCTATAAAAGTATTTAATGATTGAATTTTTGTAATAAATTTACACTTGATAGCAAAATAAATAATGAGACAAAATATATAAAATAAAAATAATCCTCCAAATATAGTTGGTCCTAATAAATTTCCTAAATATGAATTCCATGATAATAATTTCTCTGAATTACGAAGAAGTATAAAATATAGAGCTGTAAAAATTAAAAAACCTAAATTCATATAGATTCCATAATTAAATTGTAAATAAATAGGATCGCTATATTGTTCTCCTTTCGATGATATCAAATAGTATATAGAAACAATCATTAAAATATATAATCCTACTGATCCTAATAATGCATGAAACATGGTTTTATAAAAACCATGCTTTGAATATTTAATAAATAAATAATTAACAATATAAACCAATAATAAAGCAAATAAAATAATAAATACAAATTTTTTTAAAAACATAATTGGTGCATCAAGAATATCATTAATAATAATCATTAGAAAAATAAAGAGCATATAAAAGCATGCTTTATTAATATACATAATTTTTATATCTTTTACTTCACTTGAAATATACAGATTGCAGTAAATTGCTATTGAAAATAAAACAATAAAATACAAAAAGTATTTCATAAAAAAAGCATATTCAGATTTGAAAAAATTTCCAAACATATGTCCTTACTTATAGATAATATTAATTTATAAAAAGAAAATGCGTAATAAATTAATATTTTTTTTAAATAATAAATAATAATGATTGCTAGTGCTACTACTTCATCAGTTCCTGCTACAGAAACTTCTAAAGAAGAAAAAAACACACCTACTGAAACTACTGCTGCCAATTCTATAATGGATACTCTAGAAAAATCAGATCAAGAAGTATCTTTTAAAGAAGAAGAAGAAACAAATATTGAAAAAATTGAATCTTGTGTAGAAGATTTATTTCGTAAACTTCATGCTCAATTTAATGATTCTCAATCAATATTAAAAACATTAGCAAGTAATTTAAAAATACTTCATAAAGAAGTTCAAAAGGAAAAAAAAGAATTAATAAAAAATGCTAAAAAAACTAAGAAAAATAGGAAAAAGAAAACAAGTGTAAGTGGTTTTGCTAAGCCATCGCGTATTAGTGAGAAATTAGCTGAATTCCTAGAAGTACCCAAAGAAGAATTAATAGCACGCACCGATGCTACTAGAATGGTATTGGATTATATCAAAAAAAAAGAATTGCAGAATCCTGATTATAAAAAACAAATTTTACCAGATGAGAAATTAAGAAATTTATTAGAACCCCATTTTACACATGAAGATAAATTGGAATATTTTAATATTCAAAAATATTTAAAATATCATTTTCTAAAAGAATAAATAAAATTATAACTA